AGAAAGAATGTTGGAAAGTTCTGTTTCTGCATCCAAACCATGAATGGCTTTAAGGTCTTGAGCAAGTTCCATTGTGTACTCAGCTTTGAGGGCACGTGTAACTGCTGTAACCGTTGTCTTTTCGATACTGAATGCCATCTCTGCAAAAGAGTTAGCAGTTGCATCACCCAAAGCTTCACCTTGAGCAGTAGTCATACCTGTTGGAGCAAGATATGTTCCAGCAGGACTATCGTTCAGAAGTTTAGGGTTAGTACCTGTGTTGGCTGAAGATGTTAAGTCACCAGCGGCGTCATCGTTAGAATGGCCAGGTGCTTCATCAACCAGAGCCTCGGCGCCGTCAGAAGATGCAAACTTAGCACGCATTGCAAAGATCAAGCCGGTTGGACCTGTCATTGGTTGCACACCACATACATCATAAGCGATGAGGTTAGGCATTGCACGGCGAACGAGTGAGATCAAAATTGGGTCCCAATTTGAAATCTGACCACCTGTGCTGTTTGTTGGTGCAGCTTCCGAAAGAAAACTTGCGTCTTCTCTCATGGCTTTTTCTTGGTTCTCTAGAATGAGAGTAGTAACTGCCCGCTTATAAGAATCCTCAATCTTTCCGAGATCGGGGTGTTCTAGGACTGGCTGCCACTTTTCTTGTAGATGTTCTGTCTGAAACATTTGTTTCTCCTTTATTGTTACATCCGTTTATAATTTACGCACTCGCCTTGTGATCACGACTGATAGCAGACATATACTTACGCATACTATCTGTCGTATCAACGTCCTGTGCGGTGCCACCATCTTCATCATCAAAAGTAGTTCCTGTACTAACAGTGCCAGTAGAAACTTTAGGGAAATAACTTTCCTTTATAGTGGAGAGTTTTTCTCTGAAAGACTCTTCATCTACAAAATCTACATCTTCTGTTAGTGACTTGAACTTTTCAATCTCTGTGTCTGCTAAATCTTCTGAGACTTGAACAATAACTTGTTCACGAACTAGTCCAGAATTTTGTTGAGCAATGTCAACATTCTTCTGAATTTCCTCGTTGATCTTCTCTTCCAACTCAGCAATCTTTTCTGATTGAGCTTCCAGAACGTCATATTTTTCGTCTGGAACGTCAATATAGTGATCTTCAAACAACTGTTTCAGTCCAGAAATAAAGTCTTCTGCAATTTCGCCTTTTAATCCACGCTCGATTGCCAACTCGTTCTCTTTAGTCCATTCATCTACAACATAGTTGAGATAAGTATCAACCTTCTCAGTAAGTTCATCTTTGAAAGTTTCAACTTCTACTTCTTTTTCACTATTTACAACCTCTACAATACGCTCTACTTCTGAACGCATCTTAGACTTAACAGCAGCTTCAAAAACCGCAGCTGCCTTTTCCTTGAACTCTTCAGAAAGCTCTTCACCTTCTATTAGAGCTGCAACGTCTTCTTTAACACTGATAGATTTAATCTTCTCTTCAATTTCTGCTCTAGCATCTTCAAGTGCTTTCAACTCTTCTTCAGTTTCAACTTTGGATGCTTCTTCAATTTTAGAGTGATGTGCAGAAATCATTTCTTCGATATCAGATTTCTTCATTTTACCGATTGCTTCAAGGTGTTGAGCTTTTGTCAAAGCTTTTGCTTCTTCTAACTCTTCACCATCGTGATCCACTTGATCACCAGCAGCAAGTTTTTCTGGTTTCATTGGGCTTCCTTCGCCTTTTTGTGCTTTATCACCAGAAACTTCTTTTGCTTTTGCAACTGCTTTTTTTGCAGGAGCATCTTTTTGCTCTGGATCAACAACAGCAGCACCAGTATCTTCTACTTCACCGCCTGGTGTTGAACCTTTTACTTTCTTTTTACCTTCAGCAGGAAGAGCACCCTTTTTAGGTGCATCGGCTCCATTAGCTTCCTCGATTTCTTCGAGTTCCGCCAGAACCTCTGCTTCAAGTTCCTCAATTGTTTGATCTAATTCGGACATAGGGTGTCTCCTTAAACGTGTTTGTTTTTGTAATATTTATTTATAAATTACAACTTTTCAAGAAATTTAGCAAACTCTAAAGCTTCTAAATTTACTTGTCTCTGATGCTTCTTTACATCAAATTTCTTCTTTAAATCCGCAACGTGTGCTTCAATAAGTGATCCATTATTCCAAACCCACTCCTTTCCCTCCATAATACCTTCTACGAAAGCATTAGGAGCAGATGGGTCTGCTACGATATCTGCAGCTGTTGCTAGATAAAAATCATCACTGACTACATTGGCTCCGCCTTTTTGTCTCAAACTTCCCATACCTCTAGAGGAAACACCTAGTTTTGCACCTTCATCCATTAAATTTTTAACTATCTTACCCATAGGTGTGTCCATAATCTTAGCTTCGCCAATAAAATTCTTACCGTCAGGCTTTAAAGATGTAATCATATGTGAAACCCTTTCCAGATTGACTGTTGGTCCGTCTGGGTGTCCTAGTTCACCAAATGCCCGATTTTGCTCAATAAAATTTTTATTATACTTCTTAACTTCTTCACCAAGTATTTCCATAGGATATACCCGTCCATTACGATTCTTTATGTCCGCTTGCATAAAAATACCACGAATCTTATAGTTTTTTCCACCACCCTCTTTTTCTTCGGTGATGTACTCAACATCTTCTACTGCTTCAGAAAATAATTTTACTGTATTCATTGTGCTATCCTTATGACGTATAGTTTTCGTCTTTCTTAAATTCTATGACAATTGTACCAGATGTACCAAAACAACTAGCTTCATGATCACCAGAAGATGCAGTGGTATTTGTCGCAGCGGATTTAATTGCACTAGCAGTGCCGTCATAGTGTCCTGTACCAGCACATCTAAACTGTGTAGAATCTTGTGAATTGTTTGCAGCTGCACCAACTTCTATAATTTCTACGTGACCAGTATCATCATCTGCTGTACCCTGTACTAATGACCACCAAATACGATTGAGATGTAGTTTTGCGCCGTTTGCGTGTCCAGCTAATGCACTCGCATCTAGAATAGCGTTATTTGCAGTTGTATCATCTTCGATATCAACCAAGATGGTGACAAATCCACCAGCGCCTGGATTATTTACAGGTGTGTCTCTCAATGTTCTTGTTGCAAAAGCCATTCTTTAACTCCTTAAATCGACAACATTTCTTTCTCAAAATAACCTAAAAGTTCCTTTTCGGATACTTTAAATTTTTTTGATACTTCTTTTATACTTTTTTCAAAACTATTTAGGAAATCTGAAGGTTTAGAATCCATTTTTATGAAAATTTGATCAACAGCATCCTTCATCTTAGGAGAAAGTTTTTTATACTCCTTAGATTTCTTATGCTCATCTTTTTCAATTAAAGATTCGTATAGATTGTCAAACCTCTGACTCATTTTCTTCCTCTGGATTTACCGTCATACTCTGCACAAAAGTACTTGCAATTTCCTTACGTTTTGTTTCTAGTGTACTACCAACCTTATTAGCAATGCTGGTTGAAAAAACTTTTTCAGCTTCTATATTATTTCCGTCTGCAACTGCATCTACAAATTCTCTACTCATAATTAATTTCCTTCCTTTTCTGGCTCTTCATAATCTGGCATTTGGTCTGGTGTTATAACACCACCAGCACCATCTTGTGGGTAACGTGTAATACCATCTCCACCATCTGGTATATCAATTCCACCGTCCATTGGATCAATTTCTGTTTCACGCTGTATTTGTTTTCTCATCTCATCTATCTCAGCATCATTCATACGTAGAACTTTCTTTAATACATATTCTTTACTAAAGAATGTTCCAACATAAGACTGTATACTTTCTAATGATTGTATTCTATTCTCTAGAAGTTCTGCATCCTTTAACTCTGAAAAATGACCATCCTGTAAGAAGTCATACTGAATATGTTCTTGCATCATAGGCCAGTCATCAGGCGCAATAATTCCCTTCAACAATAGTTGAGTTTTGAGAATGTCTGTAAAGAGTGGAGTAAACTTCTTACGAATACGTTGAACAAACTTTGTAAATTTAAGTTCATCTCTTGTAATCTCTGTAGACCTTCCTAATGAAAATCCTGATTCACTATCCATTCTTGAAATAGGAACATTGAGAGACTTATAAAGTTTCTTTTGAAAATATACAATGTCATCAATCTCACCAAGATTAGAACCGCCTGGCAATGTAGTGATCTCTGTACCTCTTCCACCTTCTCTTCGTGGGAGCCAGAAGTCTTCCAGCATACTCATTTGATTTCTATCGTCACGTATCTCACCAGTACTCGCATCGTATACTAACTTGTTACGATAACGGTTCATAACGTCTTTAAGATATTGTTCTGCTTTGATCTTGGGTAGATTACCAACATCAATATAGAATATCCTACGTTCTGGTGCTCGTGAAATTCTGTAAATAACTAACGCATCTTCAATCATGCGTAACTGATTAACTGGTTTAATTGCTTTGTGTAGATAGGATAAAACTCTACCAGAGTTACCATCAATAACTCCAGAAGGACAATATGAGATTGCATCCCCTGCAATTTTCATACTTCCTGTACCACCACCCATACCAGCAGAATTAATTCCTTTTTCATTATAAAGATAATACTCTTCAATTTTCTGAATCATATCTGCGCCAGTTTTAGTGTCTTTATTTTTTTTAATCTCTCTTACTTTTTTAATTTTTGTAGGATCAATATATCTAAGTTCAGTAATACCTTGTTTGGGATTTTTGGTATCTATAATTTTATGAAAGAATATTCTACCATCAACATACCAACGTCTAAAAACATCATGGCCCTTTTGCTCAAAATGAAGCAATCTTAGAACTTCCATAAATTCTTTTCTAATTTTACGTTTAATTTTTTCTGGAAAAGGTAATCTATCTAAAGTTATCTGTACTGCTACATCATCTTCATTAGATATAATGCCCTCATTAACAATATCCTCAATTGCCGTGTCACACTCAGGTTGTTGAGCGATGTCACGATACCTACGAATTAAATCTAATTCAGTACGTTCTCTACCGTCTTGATCTAAAACTTGTCCAAAGAAACCTCCTCCGGCAATGTCAATAGTGCCATCATCGGAAGTGGGGGAAGTGAATGATGGTACACTTCCCTCCGACTTCTTTGGTCTTTCTATACGAAACCCGAAAAGTTCAGCCATAATATCTAATATCTCCTACTAGTTCTATTTAGTAGGTTTAAATTAGAAACTTACACCACTAGGCTCAAAGTGTTGATATCTCCAAGTTACTTCAAAGGTTTCAATTTCAGTAGCTTCTGCATTGGTCAATTCAATTGCTCCAACTGTCAATGGATATGCTGATCTAAAGATATAACTCTTTAGAACAGTATCATCACGATCCAGTTGTTCAACAGTCAAATCTGTCTGATAATCAGCAGGAGAAATTACACCAGTATTTTCAGCGTAATCATTAATACCGTTTTGCCATCTTTCCATTGCATTTCGTATCATGAAGTCTGTATCATTCATGAATGTAACTGTCCAAGTCTCAGGAGCTGCACGATCACCAGATACATAAATGTTTCTTCCACGAAATGGTACGGGAATTTCACCTAGTGTTGAAGCTGGTAATTGAGAAGCAGTCACAAGAAAAGAAGTTCTACGAACATCTAGTCCAATTGCAATGCCGGGGGGTGGAGTAATCGTTACTCTGTATTGGTTAGCACGAGCACCACCACCGATTAAGTTAGCTTTAAAGTCATCTATATTAGCCATGATTAACCTCCTACCTCACTAAACGCAACCCCTGTTCGAGTTGCAATAAAGTTTAGGGTAATAAAGTTAATTGAACGAGCAGGCTTAATGTAAATATCTCCAATAAACTCGTTTCGATCAATTACTTCGCCGGTATTATTTGTACCGTCTGAGACTACCTTAAAGTCTGTAATACCTCGTCTACCTTGAACATCTCTCAAGAAAGGTTCTACCAAGTTACGGAACTGAGCCCGTGTAAACTCATCGTTAAATTCAAAGAGTTGGAACTTAGCAGCAGTTGCAATTGCTTTCTCAAGTACCAAGAACAATCTACGAACATTGATACGATCAAATGCACTTGGTTTAGATAGAGCAGTTTTATCACCAAACAGAACCACACCTTGGCCTGGGAAGTTAACAACTGGATTAATTCTTGCACGATATAGTTGATCTCTTTCTCCACCTGTAGGATTGTAAGAAAGAGCAATTGCACCTCTTACGTTTCCACGATTTAAACCAGCAGGAGAGAACCAAGGATCAGCAACACCATCTGTGTTTGCACACAGACCAGCAATGTCACCATTTAATGGAATATAACGATACAAATCATTATATTTGTCGTACATATATTTGTAACCACTGTCAAACACCACATAAGAAGATGAAGGACATAGTTCAAATGCTTCTACTACATTTTCTGTTTGTGTAGTTGAGTTTGTGATACCAACTGTTGCAGCACGATATGGAGAAACAAATGCAACACAATCTTTTCTACCTTCTACAAGAGAAGTAATCATTGTTACATGAGTATCTTGTCCAGCAGCAGTATTTGTTATACCAGAACTTGGACCACCAAGAACTAGATTAACATCCACTGTTTCTGCATCACTAAACAAATCATATGCAAGTTCTAGTTCACCAGCTGTTACAGCAAAATCATCTGTACCACCTGTAAATGTTACGAGAGTGATAGGTTTAAGTTCTGTATAAGCAGTTGTTGTATCAGTTCCCCA